GCTGGGTCTGCGGGAACAAACGCTGGCTATGGAACAGTTAATACTGGCGGTGGTGGCGGTGGCTCAGGTTATCCGGGCTCATCTTTATTCCGAAATGGTGGCGGTGGCGGATCTGGCTGTGTTATCTTATCCATTCCAACTGCAAACTATACTGGTACATATACTGGTACTGTTTCAGTAACTACTAGCGGTGTAAACACTATTTTGATATTTACTGGATCAGGAACTTATACAGCATGAGTTATTACGCTAAAGTACGCAATGGTGTTGTTGTTAATGTTATAAAAGCAGAAGCAGACTTTTTTAACACTTTTATTGATACATCTCCCGGTACTTGGATTCAAACAAGTTATAACACTCATGGTGGGATTCATTATGGTCAAGATGGTCAACCAGATGGTGGTGTTGCTTTAAGAGCAAATTATGCAGGTATTGGGTATACATACGATCAAATAAATGATGTATTCTATGCCCCTCAACCTTATCCAAGTTGGACTATTTCAGCCCCTACTTGGGAATGGCAGTCACCTGTCCCCTACCCAACAGATGGGCAACTATATGTTTGGGATGAAGCTGGAAAAAATTGGGTATTAGCAAATCCATAATACAATTTAACTTTTTAAAGGATTAGTGATGCAATCCCCAAAATATTCGGTAGTGATACCGACTTATAACAATTGTGAAAAATATTTAAAACCATGTATTGATTCCATAATCAAATACACAGAAATGGCTGATATAGAGCTAATTATTTCTGCAAATGGTTGTACAGACAATACACAACATTACATTAATTATTTATATACTGTTATTCCTAATTTAAAAATGGTTTGGCATGATGAGCCTTTAGGCTATGCAAGAGCAACTAATGATGGTCTTAGTGTTGCTACTGGTCAATATATGATTTTGCTTAACAACGATACTTTGTTGTTAGAGCAATCTAAAAATAAATGGCTAGAAATACTTGAAAACCCTTTTAAAGATCCAGATTGCGGTATATCTTGCATTATTAAACAACGCTCAGAACCAGCAGGAAAAGACTTTGCTGTTTTCTTTTGCGTAATGATTCATCGTAAAGTGTTTGAAACCATAGGTCTTTTGAATGAAGAATACGGTGTTGGTGGTGGCGAAGATACAGAGTTTTGCATAGAAGCAGAAAAAGCTGGATTTAAAGTGCTAGAGGTATTTGAAAAACATCACATTGGAACTATGTATACAGGCAATTTTCCTATATACCATAAGGGTGAAGGAACAGTTCATGATCCTGCATTAGTTCAAGGATGGGATGATATTTTCTATAAAAACTCACTAAAGTTAGCCAAAAAATACAATCCAAATCACTATCGTTTTATGCTCTGTAACAATTATGAAAGAGCCGTAGTTTTAAAAGGTGATCCGCTTGATTTTTCTAGAGAAAAAACAAGATATGAATGGGCTTCTAAAAATCTGTTAGGAAAGTCAATATTTGAATTAGGATGTACTTCTGGATATGGAAGGCAATTTTTCCCTGAAGAAATTAAATATACAGGGGTTGATTATGATCCAATTATTATTGAAGTTGCTAAAGAACAAAATTGGGATGGGATTGATAACACTTTTATTAATGCCAATATAAATCAATATGAATTAGATCAATATGACACTATAGTTGCTTTTGAAGTTATTGAACATTTAGATAATGGTTTAGAAATTGTTGAAAAATTTAAAAAACATTGCAAAAGACTGTTAATAACTGTTCCAATGAATGAACCAAAAGGGTTTTGGGGTCATCATCATAAACTACATGGGTTAAATGAAAGTCATTTTCCCGGCTTTAAATTTGAATACATTGATGAACAAGGGAACATATCTAGTATTCCAAAAGCTATTGAAATAGGAAATTCATGTAATTTGATGATCTGTAGGTGGGACAATGAGTAGCGTGTTGTGCTCAATAGCTACAAGGGGGCGTTATTTCACAACGCTCCCTTTAGTTTTGCAAGCTGTTATAAATCAAACAAAATTGCCTGATAAGTTAATTATTTTTGATGATAATGATGAACCTCAAGATATGCGTAATGAGTTTATTTATCAAAACTTATTTCAACAAATGAATATTAAAGGCATTGAATGGGAATGGCTTTTTGCAGAAAAGAAAGGACAACATCATATTCATCAAAAATCCAATAGAATGGGCTATGAATGGGTTTGGAGAGTAGATGATGATTGCGTTCCAGAGCCAACAGTTTTGCAAAGCTTATATAGTCATGCTATACAACTTCCTAATGTTGGTGCTGTTGGTGGTTCTATTATTACTGGAGAACCCATAAATGCTCATAAATCCACAGGATTAATTAAAGATATTGATTCTGAGCCTAATATTCAATGGGATTTTATTAAAGATGTTAAAGAAGTAGAACATTTACATTGTTCTTTTTTATATAGAGCAGGGGTACATGATTTTAATACTGGATTGTCTAGAGTAGCTCATAGAGAAGAAACTTTGTTTACTTTTGGTTTATACCAAAAAGGTTATAAACTGTTAACTGTTCCTTATGCCATTTCTTGGCACATGAAAAATCCACAAGGTGGAATTAGAGCAGAAACAAAAAAGGAAATGTTTGACCATGACGAACAAATCTTCAGAAACCACATTAGCTATAGCGGGAGTACTGTTGTGGTGCTTAATGGTGGTCTTGGGGATCACATTGTGTTCAGTCATATATTGTCTGAAATTGATAATCCGATTGTTTTTGGCTGTTATCCTGAAATTATTGAAAGTCGTTCTATAGCTGAAGCACAACATCTTTTTGGTAGCCTAGATCAATGGAATATCTATGGCAAGATGGATCAATGGAAGTGGAATGATAGTCTAGAAAATGCTTATAGAAAGCTTTATCTATGATCCTAATACATCCTTATGCAAAACCATTAATGAATGGTAAAGAAAACCCTAAAAACTATCCATATTGGGAAGAACTTGTACAAGAAATTCAAAAAACTATGCACATTGTTCAAATTGGTGTAGAAGGGGAAAAGCAATTAGTACCAGACTTTAGAAAAAATTTGCCTATTTCTGAATTGCGTAAATTGTTGCAAGAGTGTAAAACTTGGATTGGAATTGATAGTTTTTTTCAACATCTTGCATGGGATGAAAAAAAGCCGGGAATAGTTATTTGGTCTGTATCTGATCCATTAATTTTTGGACATAAAGAGAATACCAATTTACTCAAAGATAGGGTATATTTAGCTAAAAATCAATTTCTTTGGTGGGATTTTACTGAACATAATCCAGATGCTTTTGTAAAGCCTGAAGAAATTTTGAAGTGTTTAAAGGCTTAATATGGAATTGCTTATGGATTCAATAGAAAATCAGGTAAATGATACCGATAAAAGGCTGTCAGTCCATGAAGCTATCTGCGCTGAAAGGTATTCAGCTATAGAAAAATCATTTAATAATGTAGAAGAATCCTTTGAAAAAGGGGTCAAAAGGATGCAAAAAATAGAATATATGCTTTATGTAGTAATAGCTTCTATTTTGTTTGGCAAAGATGTTGTTTTTAACCTTTTTGAAAAAATGATTGGAAAATAAATGTTTGCAAAACTGTGCGCTTTACTTCGCAAAAAACCAGAACCAGTAGCCTTAGAGCCAATGTTTCCTATTAAAAAACGCCCTACAATCAAGAAAGCAACAACTAGAACTGTTGCAAAAAAACCAGCAACCAAAAAGGTAGCCAAAAAAACTACAAAAAAATAAGCAGTAAAGGTGTCAAGTATGTATGCCAGAGAATTTTGGTTTTACCGAGGGTGTTAAGGCACTTACTGGAAGTATGTCTAGCAGCAGAGAAGCTGCTAAAAGTCTTAGTAAAGCTGTAGAAGATGTTCAAAAAGATGGTTTAGATGTAGCTCAAAAAAAAGCCAATGAAAGAAGAAGGGCAGCAAGAGAAGCAGAATTTAAAAAACAAACAGCTTTAATTAAAGCTTTGGAAGATTGGAACAAAAAGAAGCAAATTAGCGACCAAGAAGCAAAGTTAAAAATAAACTTTGTAAAGAAGTATGGTGCTAAAGAATGGGAAGCATTATTAAAGATTAAGCTAGACATTGAAAATATGGAAAGAAAAGCTAATGAAGCTTTTCAGCATGATTTAAAAGAAATTCGCAAAGTGCAATTTTATTGTTTTGCATTAGCTGCTTTAATAGCATGGTATTTGACTTGGGG